AACCTCACTGTCGAGACCGATGAGTCTTATTGCGTCCCTGTGGGTGTAGCCCACAATTGCAGCTGTCGCTATATCAGCCTGTCTGAGCGAGACCTGGAGGATCAGGGGCTGACGATTAGCGGGCTACGACGGGGCGACCTGGCCACCACCACCATCGACGGCCAAACCTATGAAGCCTTGCTAGAGCCCGCCGAGGGCTTTGACTATACCCCCGGCCTCAGCAACGCCATAGACCGCAGAGCAAAGCTAGAAAACATCCTTGACCGCGCCACCCCCACCTTGCGCAGTCAAATCGAAGCAGAACTCGATCGCATCGACCAAGAGCGACTGGCGTTGCGAGTAACCCCACAAGGCACCCCCGTCAGGCAAGCGCTACCTGCACCCAAAGGCCCAAACGCCAAGCCCTTCAATCACGTCCTAGAGGTGATCGATCAGGTGCATGGAGACGGCAGCCTGCCCAAAATCCCCACCGTTCTCGTGCCACCCAAGGGCAGCAAGCGAGGGCGCTACAGCTATGACCCCACCAAGGGCGGCGCTATCTCTATTGAGGTGCAGCACTCCCTAGCCAAATCAGGCTTCGTCTATGCGCACGAGATCGGCCACTTCCTCGACCACCATGGGCTGGGGGATGGGCGCAGCTTTGGCACTCGCACAAATCCGCAGATGGCAGAATTCTTTCAGGCCATTGAGGCCACGCCCCTAGTGCAAGGCTTGCGAGACGCCCTACAAACGGGCACTCTTAACTCAAGGGCTGGCGATCGCAACCTCAGCCAAGGTTCAAAAGACTACATCGACTACCTGCTGTTGCCAGAAGAGATTTGGGCGAGGTCGTATAGCCAGTGGCTCACCCTTCGCAGCGGCGATGGCGAACTTGCCAAAGGACTGCGGGAGGCGCAGGGTTCCACCAACGCCTACACCGCCTCAATGCAATGGGACGACAAGGAGTTCGCCCCCGTCGCGGCCACGATTGATGACCTGTTCAAAACCCTAGGATGGATACGATGACCGGAATCCCGCCAGAGCTAGTAGCTGAAGCCGAAGCACTGATTGAGCAAAACCAAGACCAGGGAAAGCCTGTTGAAGAGATTGACTTTGCGCGCGACCCCAGCGACATGCGCGCAGTGGTGTGGTGTCACGTGTTTGACTGGCCCCTGTCCGAGTCGAAGCAGTTTTACATCTGGTATCCCCAGTTCCTTCAAGAGGACTATGACCTGCAACCGGGTGAGCAGGTGCTTCTGTGAGCGACGCTTCAACCAGCGCATCACAGCGCTGGCGCAGCAGCCGCCCCAGCACCACACAAGTCACACAGGCATAGAGGAACGCCAGCCAGCAGCGCCGATAGAGCGCCCGCGCCCGCTGCCCGCTCAGCCGCCGCCACGCCACAATAGAGAAGGCAGCAGCATAGCAATAGACCATGAAAAAGCCATAGGCGGCGGTCTCCGCCGTCTTCGCGAAACTGTTGTAATACATGGTTGAAAATCCTTTAGGTTGAGCCCGTTGAAGAGGTGGGCTATTGCGATTGGGGCGGCGTTTGAGACGAGGCCAGCTCCCATGAATCAAACCTAGCCGACGCCCATTTACCGCGTCAAGCCCTTCATCCAATCTTTGCAAAATGGCAAACCTCCAGGCCAACCTAGACGACCTCACCCCCGACGACGTGCTGCGCGCCGCCGTCCGCAACCTCAGCAACCGTGGCCCCCTCTACAAAGCCTGGGCCAACCGGGTCGAGGCCGTCATCGTCACCGCCTTCAAGAATCAGGCCGAGCCCTATACCAACACCCCCTGGCCCGATCTCACCCCCACCTACGACGCCTACAAAAAGGGGCGACGGCGCGACATCGCCCGCCGCAAGCGCCAGGCCAAGAAGACGGGAACACCCTATCGCGACCCCCGTGGCGCGCCTAAAGCGGGCGGCACCCTCACTCTGCAATACACCGGTGCCCTGTTCGACTCCACCTTTGCCCGAGTCGAGGGCAATGGCGTGGTGGCCGGGTCAAACCTGCGAGTGGGTGACTACAGCCTGGGGGCCATCCATCAGTTTGGGGCACCCCGCGCAGGCATCCGGCCACGGCGCTGGCTGCCCGTCACCGACACCGGCGAGCCCATGCCCCAGCTCGTGGCAGACCTGGTGCAACTTACCGAAACCTACCTCTCGTCTTAGCCCCCTCAGAATCCCCTAGAAGGGGCCTGTCTCTTTTCCACCCTTCCCACACATCGTCCCCACCCACGCATCCACCTCCACAGCGCCAGGATCACTGATCCTGTTGAGAATCCAATGCTCAATCCCTCTGAGATGTTGAATTTGTTCGATCGATCGCTCTCTGGGGAGGGCCTCACTCCTGAGCAGCGAGAGCGCATCCGCCTGCGGTTCATCCATGCCTATGCCCAGGCCATGCTGCAAAACTCCCAGGCGCTTCAGGCCATGGCCAGCACCGCAGACCTGGCCACCCTCACCATCCGAGAACTCAAGCAGCGCGCCCAGGCCCACGGCATCACCCGATATAGCCTGATGTCTAAAGCCCAACTTATAGAGGCGATTCATGCCACCACCACCCATTGACCAACAGATCGCCACCCTCCTCCAGAGCTATCCCCTCAGCCCAGAGCAGCGGCTTCAGCTCACCGCCCAGTTGCACCAGCTCATCCAGCAGCGCCAGGCCCAGCTCGGCGGCGACACCCAGCAGCTCCTCGCCGAATGCCGCATCCAAATCGAGCAGCTCTTCTTCCCAAACGCCCAAAAATAGGCAGGGGCAAAAGTGCCCCCTGATTCCCCAAACGCCCCCACAGCATCATGGGCAAGAGCGCACCCAGGCCATCTCTCCTCCTCGCCCTGGGTGCACTCCCCTTTCCTCATGCCCCGCCGCTTCAGACCACTCGGCATCCTCGCCTTCACCATCGGCCTCGGCTTTGGCCTCTGGGCCACCACTAATAATCCGCTGAAACCCGCCAAATCCGGGGCATTAATGCCCACTGAGTGCAGTGCCATCCATCGGCGACCATAGGTGCATCATGCGAGATGTATCCGATGCCGACCACCACTACCGCAAATCGTCCCCACACCCGTGGGGGTGCACCGCCCATCGAAATATTTTCAGTAGGCCCACAGATTGCGTCTGATGGTCGGCGTCTTTCCCTCACCGAGTCAGACCTCAAAAGCCTCGTCGCCAGCTTTAACAAAAGCGGTGCCCGCGCCCCCTTCGTCCCCGGCCACCCCAAAGACGATCAGCCCCAGCTTGGCTACGCCACCAAGCTGGGATTTCGCAACGGCAAGCTGCTCGTCACCGAGCACGCCGACCTAGACCCCACCTTCAAGTCCATCGTCAAGAGCGGCGAGCTGCGCGGCATCTCCGTCAAGCTGCGCCTGCCCAGTCACCACGACAACAAAACAGGAACCTATGAGCTGCGCCACATCGGATTTTTGGGGCGCTCCCTTCCTGCTGTCCCAGACCTGGCCGAGCCAGAATTCAGCGGCAACAACTGGGCCGACATCGAATTCATCGCCAGCCCAGCCGACCCAGACCCAGAACCCACAGAACCACCCATGTCCACCAAAACCCCACCCACCGACGTCGAATTCAGCCAGCGCCTAGCAGACCTCGAAGCCCGCGAAGCCGAATTCGCCCAGCGCGAACTTGAGTTCACCCGCGTCCAAGCCGTCGAGCCCCTGCTTGACAACCTCATCGCCAAGGGCTCAGTCCTCCCCGCCGAAAAGGCAGGCCTCACCGCCCTGTTCTCCAAGCTCGACGACAGCGAACTCGAGTTCAGCCAAGGCGACGAAACCGTTAAGAAGCCGCCCGCCGAAATCCTCAAAGCCCTGCTCACCGCCCTGCCCCCCCGCGTCACCTACGGCGAAGTCGCCAAAGGTGACGACGCCGAATTCAACACCAAAGACCCCAAGCAAATCGCCGCCCGCATCGACACCTACCGCAACGAGCAGCGCGCCAAAGGCATCCTCGTCAGCTATGCCGACGCCCTCAGCGCCCTAGGCCTTTAATCCCCACCATCCCCAAATCGGACACGCGTGTCCGATTTGAACGGCTCACCCCTTCACTCCACCCCCTCACCCCCCACCCTCCTATGTCCAACCGCGACTACATCCAGGTCAAAAATTACGAAACCAGCGCCGCAGTCGGTCGCTATCGCATTGTCAAATTTGACGCGGCTGACGGTGTCGTCATCCAGGCCGCCGCCGCCACAGATGCCCTCATTGGCGTCTCCACCGACATCGCCACCGCAGTCGGTCGGCGCTGCGACGTGGTTCACTCTGGCATCGCTCCCGTTATCTACGGTGGCACCGTCACCCGTGGCGCGCTCCTCACCTCAGATGCAGACGGCAAAGCCATCGCCACCACCACAGCCGGAAACCGCACCATCGGCATCGCCCTCGTCAGCGGCGTCGCCGACGACATTGGCAGCGTGCTGCTTAGCCCTGGGGCGATCGGAGCCGGGGTCTAACCCTCACCCTCTCTCACCTCTTCACCCTTAATCTCTTCACTCTTCACCCCTCCCCACCACCATGGCCATCTCCCCCTACCCAACAGACCCGCATCTCACCGGCCTCGCCATTGCCTACAAAAACACCGAATACATTGCCGACTTCATCGCCCCCTATCGCCCCGTCTCCAAGCAAGAGTTCGAGTGGGATGACTACACCCTCGCCGAGATGTACACCGTCCCCGACACCAAGGTCGGGCGGCTCAGTCGGCCAAACCAAACCACCTTCAGCGCCACCCGCCAAACCGCCAGCACCGAAGACTACGCCCTAGACAGCCCTGTCCCCCAGCGCGACATCGACAACGCCGACGCCAACTACAACCCCCTATCCCACGCCACCGAGGGGGTGATGGAGTTAATCAAACTCGATCGCGAAATCCGCGTCGCAAATCAGGTGTTCAACCTCAACACCTACCTCGCCTCCCAGCGCACCACCCTCACCACCACCGCCCGCTGGAGCCAGCTATCAGAAGCTGCCAGCACCCCCATCAGCGACATGCTCACCGCCTTCGACTCGTGCCTCATGCGGCCAAACACGCTCTTGCTCGGTCAGGCAGGCTGGACGCTGCTACGCCAGCACCCCGACGTCATTCGCGCCTGCCGCCCCAACAGCACCCAGCCCGGCGAGGGCTTCGTCACCGTAGACGAAGTGCGACAGACCCTGGAAATCGACAACCTATGGATCGGTAGGTCGTGGAAGAACGTCGCCAAGCCCGGCCAGGCCTTCACCAAAAACCGCATCTGGGGATTGGATGCCGCCGCGCTCTACATCAACCCCCAGGCTCAGCTCGTCGGCACCGTCACCCAGCCCACCTTCATGCTCACCGCCCGCTTCGGCACACCCGTCGCAGGCCAAATCGCCGACCCCCACATCGGCATGCGCGGCGGCGTCAACGTCCGCGCCGGTGAGTCCGTCAAAGAGTTCGTCACCTCGGTGCAGGGCTCCTACTTCTGGAAGGACGCCTTCACCGCGTGATGATCCGTTTCTGCCATAGCAGAAATTGAGCCCGACTATTTCCACCTTGGTGGAAATCAGCTCTCCCCTATCCCCACACCCCCATTGCCACCATGCCTAAATTCACAGTCCTCGATCGCATCAAGCTGGGCAACCAGCACCACGAAGTCGGACAGGTTGTGGAGATGAGCGCAGACGACGCCGCTCGCCCGCTCGCCCTAGGCGTGGTGGCCCCCGTTCTCGACCCCAAGACCACCACCCCCACCCCCACCACCCCTACCCGAGCCAAAAAGGATGAATAAAGCTGAGCTGATCAAGGGCATTGCCGAGACGGCGGGCACCAGCCAGGCCGCTGCTGGCAAGAATTTAGATGCCACCCTCCAGGTGATCGAATCCGCCCTGTCCAGCGGCGACACCGTCACCATCGTCGGCTTTGGCACCTTTGGCACCTCCAAGCGCAAATCGCGCACCGGGCGCAATCCCCAAACCGGGGATGCCATCCACATCGCCGAGCGCATTGTCCCCGTCTTCCGCGCTGGCAAGAACCTCAAAGATGCACTGCGGAGGCTGCGCGGCTGATGGCCTACGCAACGGTGGCATTGTTCATTCAGGCCTTCGGCGAGCAAGAGGCGATCGAGCTGAGCGCGCTGGATGATGCCACCGCCGAGGCCGTCGTCGAGCCGGTAATTGACCGCGCCCTTGATGACGCCAGCAGCCTCATCGACTCCTACATCGGCAGTCGCTATCGACTGCCCCTCCCTAGCACCCCCACCGTCCTCATTCCCAAGTGCCTCGACATCGCCCGCTATCGGCTCGATCGCACCCGCGCCAGAGACGATGTCCGCCTTCGCTATGAAGACGCCATCCGCTGGCTAGAGCAAATCACCAAGGGCATCATCAGCCTGTCGCTCGACGAAGTGGGCAACCCCACCCAGCCCAGCGGCTCGCCAGAGTTCAACAGCCCGCCGTCCGTGTTCGACCGCGACTCCCTCTCGGGGTATTAGCACCATGCCCACCCCCCATCTGCAGCTCGTCGAAAACGCCATCGTGCAGCATCTCCGCGATGCCCTGCCCGATGTGCGCGTCCTGCCCTTCCCCGAAGACCTCTCGCAGTTGGGCAGCCCCGTCTCGGGGCGGCAGCTCTTTGTCGGGTTCAAGCAGGTGCGGTTCCAGCCGGGGCAGTCGCTCAACTTCGACGCCCCCATCATTCAGCAGGGCGAGATCGACTACGAGCTGCTGCTCTGCACCAAAGACCTCCGCACCCACACCACCACCTACCCCATCGTCGAAGCCATCGATCGCGCCCTCACCGGGTTCATGCCCATGGGCCGAGCGGGTAAGTGGCTCACCCAGCGCAGCGGCGGCTTCACCGCGCTCGATCAGGGCGTCTGGGGCTACGTCTCGGTTTACTCCCTCCCCTACACCAAGAAGACACTCAGGAGATGATTTAGATGGCCATTATCACGGGCATGGGCAACTTCGGCTTCCTCACCAACGGGCTCACCATCGAGCGGTTCCTCCCGCTAGAGCCAATGGAGTTCGAGATGGCCGGCGAGGCCGAAAGCCAAACCTCGCAAAAGTGGGTCGCGGGTCGCCGGGTCACAGCAGGCACCGGCATCAGCAGCGAAACCTACAACCTCACCATCGGCATTGAAGCGGCAAACTGGCTGTCCATGCAAATGGCAGTGGGTGAGTTTGCGGGCACCACGGCCAGCGTCAACCTGCCCAACACCAAGTTCGCCACCATCCCGGCTGAGTCGCCCTACGAAATCACCGACCCCGATATCGCCAACGCCACCATCTACGTCAGCGACCTGCAAGGGCGGCAGTTCACCCAAGAGTCGGGCGCGCCCGATGCCGCCTACGAGTTTCAATACGTCCCCGGCCCACCCAAGAAGCTGTTGTTCAACAGCACCGAGGCAGGCAAGGATATTGCCTATCGCTACCTCAAGGCCGAGACCAACCTGCCCAGCATTGGCAAAGAGACCGTCGCCACCACCATCCGCAACCTCTCCTTCCACGGCGTGGCCTATGGCGATGAGGAGCTGATCGAAATCGTCATCCCCAACATGGGGCTCTCCGGCATCCCCTCGATCTCCTTCAACGATGTCACCAAGTTCGACCTGGAGTTTGAGCTAGTGGTGCAGGCCGGGGCGCGCCGTCAGTTCGAGATGTATCGCCTGCCGCTGCCTAGCTAGTCGCCCCAAATGCGACACGCGTGTCGCATTTGGATCGGGTTCACACAGGGAGAGACCAAAGGGGGAGCCGTGGAGTTTTTTGAGTTTGCGCCAGCCGCCGAGTTCGTCGATCGCACCGGAATCGTCCGCCCCATCTATGGGTGCAGCCTGCTTGGTCGCGACGAGTTCTGGCAGCGCCTGGCGCAGTTGGCAAATCGGCTAGAGTCTGTCACCGCTGGATCGTTCCAGGCGGCCTACGCGCTAGACCCCCGCACCCAGCAGCTCACCGCGCGGCTGCTCCAGCTCAACGGCATCGACCCCGACTGGGTCACCCTGGCCCAGGCCGAGCAGCTGCTCATCTCCCCCGGCCACCTGGCCCAGCTCAACCAAGCCGAGCAGCCCACCGAGGCCAGCGTCGGCAAAGACACGCCCCCCACCCTGCCCGAGCTAATCGCCGCCATCAGTTCCTTCAGCTCCATCAAAGACGCCCTAGACCTCGCCAACACCGTCCCCGCCAATCTGCTCGGCGACATCGTCACCGCCCGCGCCGTGCAGTCGCTCCCGCCCAAAGAGCAAGCTCGTGAGAAGTCGCGCAAGATGATGCGCGCCCACAAGCCCGAGCTAATCGCCGCCCTCAAAGCACGGGAGGGCAGAACCCATGGCCAATGAAGCCGTCATTCGCTTAACCCTCGACAGCTCCGGTGCAGAGAAGGATGCCCGCGCCCTCGCCGCCGATCTAAAAAAGTCGCTCGGCAACATCAAAATCAACGGCAATCTCATCGACCTGGGCGACAGCCAAGACGAAATCGCGCGGCTCACCGTAGAGGTGACCCGCGCCCAGGCAGCCCTAGCCGATGGCAAGGGTGCGGCAGAGCTACAGCGCCAGGCGTCCATCCTGCAAGAGAACCTGCGCTTCAAGCAGCAGCTCGCCCAGATCGAGGGCGCTGGCCTCAGCGAAAAAGATGCCACCGCCGCCCGCGCCCTCGCCACCGAGCTAAACAACCTCAACCTGGCGAAGATCGAGGTGGAGTTTCAGAACGCGGCTGAGGCCAGCACCACCTTCTCTCGCAGTGCCGAGGCGCTCAAGGGTGTGCTGCAGGGGCTAGCCCAAGCGGTCACCACGCAGCTCATCGGCGTCCTCAGCAGTGCGGGCTCCGGCATCACCGGGGCCATTGGCGATGCGGTCAACGCCGCCGCCGAATATGAACGGGTCATCGGCTCAGTCGATCGCCTGGTGGCCAACAGCAACGTCGGCCTCAGCACCCAAGAGCTGATCGCCTTCGCCGACGAACTCGGCAACGCCACCCTCACCAGCGAAGAGGCCGTGCTGCGCGCCAGCCGCTCTCTCCTCACCTTTCAAAACGTCACAGGCGACACCTTCAAGCGCACCCTCGCCGCTTCCCAAGATTTGGCCGAGGCCTTGGGTGGGTCGCTAGAGGGCAACATCCTCAGCCTGGGCAAAGCGCTAGAAAACCCCGTCACCGGGTTGAACGCCCTGGCGCGATCGGGCACCGTCTTCACCAAGCAACAGCGCGAGCAGGTCAAGGCCCTCGTCGAGTCGGGCCGACTGCTCGAAGCGCAGGGTGTCATCCTCGACGAAGTGGAGCGGCAGTATGGCGGCGCGGCGGTGGCCGCCGCCCAGGGTTTGACCGGCGCGCTCGACACCCTCGGCGAAAACGCCAACGACATCACGCGCGGCTTTGGCGAGCAGTTGCTCCCCGCCCTCACCGAGTTCGTCAACCTGCTTCAAACCCTTCAGCCCCAGATTGAGGAGTTTGCGATCGGGGCAGGTGCAGCAGCCGGAGACCTGATCCAGCTGCTGGTCAATGCGCTCAAGTTCGCCGCCGACAACGGCGAGATCCTAGCGACCGTGTTGCAGGCGCTGGTGATTCGGTTCTTAGCGCTCAAGGCCGTAGGGCTGGCTGGGCAGATTCAGGCCACGGCCATTCAGATGGGCTTGCTCACCAAAGGCGCAGCCGGGGCCAGCATCAGCATCAAAGGATTGACCGGCGCGCTGGCCACGGGCGCAGCCGGAGCCAAGGCAGCGGCCATTGCCTTTGCCCCACTCTTGATCCAACTGGCCGCCGTCGCCGTCGCCATCGAAGCCATCAAGTTCGCCAAGTTCGCCAACGACCTGGCCAAGGCCAACACCCAGATCGCCGCATTCCAGGCAGGCACCGAGGCCAGCACCCAGGCCGCGCTCGCCGCCGCGGGTCGCACCAAGACTGCCGCCGAGCAGGCCAACGAGGCCAAGGCCAAGGGCATCGCCCTCAGCGCCGAAGAACAGGCCGCGTCTGAGCGCCTCGTCGCCGCCAACGACCAACGCCTTGCCCAGCTCGCCGAAGAGCTAAAAGAACTCGAAGCCCTCAAGCCCGCCAACGAAGAGCAAGAGAACTCCAAGGCCGCGCTGATCAAGCAAAACGAGATTGCCACCAAGGCGCTCCAAAGTCAGAACAACACCCTCAAAGAGGCCATCGGCCTCAACGCCAAAGACACCGACGAGATAGACGAAAAGGTCAGCAAACTCAGCCAGCTCAACGAGGCCTATCGCGCCAACGAAGGAGCCGCCGAAACCTACTTCAAACGGCAGCAAACCGAGATTGCCGAGGGCATCGCCGCAGGCACCCTCACCGAAGAGACCGCTCGCCAGCAGGCCCTTGCCGCCGAGAGCGCCTATTACCAGCAGCGGCTAGAGCTAGCCACCGAGCGCCTGGCCGCCCTCCGCGCCCTAGAGTCCGAAGTCACAGACCCCAAAGAGAAGGCCAAGCTCCAAGAAGACCTGATCAAAGCCGAGCAAACCACCTACGACCTCCGCACCAAAATCGCAGAGCAGGCCAGCGCCGAGCGTGTGCGGGCAGAAGAGGACGCCCTAGAAACGGTGGCTCGCGCCAACGAAGCCGCTGCTCGCACCATTGCCCAGTCCCAAACCGATCGCACCGCCGCCATCCGCCAGCAACAGCTCGCCGGTGTGCTCAGCGTCCAACAGGCCGAGCAGCAGATCCTCGCCATCCAGCAAGACAGCACCCGCGCCATCCTCGCCCAAAAGCAGCAAGAGCTACGCGAAGTGCAACGGCTCCGTGCCGAGGGTGTCCTCAGTGCCGAGCAAGCCGCCGAGCAAGAGAGTGGCCTTCAGGGTGAGATTGCCCAGTTGAATTTGCAAGCGATCGAAGGCGAACTAGCCGCGCGCGAAGCCGCCAAGCAAGCCGCCATCAAAGCCATTCAAGACATCGCCGCCGAGCAGCGCCGCGCCAGCGACCTGGCCGTTGCCGAAGTGCAGCGCCAGGTGGCCGCGCTCGATCAGGTCAGCGCTCAGCTCCAGCAGCAAAACACCCTGCTGCAATCGCGCGCCACCCTGCAATCTGCCCTCAGCAACCTAGAGCGCACCCAGGCCCAGACTCGGCTCGACGGCCTGCGCCGTGCCGAAGAAATCCAGCGCCAGCTCAGCTCTGGCGAAATTCGCAACGGGCGAGTCCGCCGCCAGCTAGAGCGCGAGCTGCAAGCCCTCGGCGTTGAGCGCGGCACAAACCAGCTGGCCCTCGTGCAGCGCCGCCAGGCCGAAGAGCAACGCCTCGCCCAAATCGAGCGCGACGCCCTAGCGGCCAAACAACAGCAAGAGTCCGCCAGCCTAGACCTAGAACTCCGGCGTAATGCCATCGCCACCCAGCGGCTCCAGCTCGAAACCCGCATCGCCGAGCTGCAAGCCCTCCAAAACCAAAACGCCGCCCAAGCCGCCCTGCGCGAAGCCGAAACCACCGGAGACGCCAACCAAATCGCCGACGCCCGCACCAACCTGCAGCTCGCCCAGCAAGGCACCGACCTCGCCCAGCAAGCCCGAGTCGCCGCAGAAGAGCAAGCCGCCGCCCAGGCCGAACTCGCCCAAAACGCCCGCGAAGCACTCGACGCCCAGCAAGAGGCCGAGCGCGCCCAAGCCGACGCCGCCAACGAGTCAGAGCGGTTTGCCGCCGCCCTCGAACGCGCCGCCGCCAGCACCAACCGCATCGCCAACAACCTGGCCACCGGCCAGTCCGTTCGCGCCCGTCGCGACGGTGGCCCCGTCAGCGCCGGGTCACCCTACCTCGTCGGCGAAGAAGGGCCAGAGCTGGTCATGCCCCGCCGCTCTGGCTTCGTCCTCACCGCCACCCAAACCGCCCAGCTCTTGCGCCAGAGTGTGGCCGCCTATCGCCGCCCCAGTCTGCCCGGCAGCTCCGGCGACTCCGGCCTCCTGCGAGAGATCCAAGGCCTCCGCAAAGACCTGCGCGGCATTGAGCGCCCAGTGCAAAACAACACCGTCACCGTTCAGAGCCAGGGTGACCCTGTTTCCGAGGCCTTAAGAGTTCACGAACGGCTGCTGTTAAACCAAATTAGGAGTATGGGACTTTGACTGATGTAGCTCGACTGACCGACGTTGCAACCTGGTATCGGGGCATGCCCCACCAGCAAGACGCATTGGAATACCTGCAGGGCCAAATCCCCTTAGAAGCCCTGGTGGAGTTTAGTGACCGCTGGCGTTCCCAAGGCCCTCCCCCCGTCCAACCGCCTGGGGTTACCCCTCAGGTCAACCGCCCCAGCTTGATAGAAATCCCTGGGCAAAAGGTTGACCTCAATGCCCCGATCATCCCAGGCGGCAACTTTACCTGGGCCGAAGCCCTGCACCAAGGAAACCGCATCCCCCGCACCAAGGCAGAAGTCAGCAACATCGTGGCACTGGCGACAGCGCTACAACCCTGGCGCATCGCAGTCGGTCAACCCGTGAGGGTGCTCAGCTGGTATCGACCAGAGCCGTTCAACGCTCAAGCAGGTGGAGCCCAAAACAGCCAGCACCTGGGCGGCAGAGCCGCAGACCTGAGGGTTGGCAATCGACTCGGGCGAGACCTAGCAGCCATCGCTGACCGCCTCGGCTGG